GCCGAGCAGATTCGCTACCGCCGCCTACTGGGACCGAACGCCGAGGAATTCTTGGCCGTTCGGGAATACCGCGAAGCGACCGGGGAAGGCTTTTCCAGGAAGGGCCGTCGGCCGAAGTACTCAGACGCCGCCCGGGAATACCTTCGGCAGGCCGGCTTTACCCCTACTCGCCGGATTACCTCGGCCCGCCGCTTGACCTGGCAGGAATTCAAAGAACTTCGCTTCGAGGATTTCTAATGGCCGGCGTCCTCTCGCAGACGAACGCCACCCTTACGAAAGTTCTTGGCGCTCGAGTTCTCTCCGATTCCTTCTCCGACTCTTTCGCAGGCTCAGGAGACGGGCCCGAGCCTCAGGAGACCAAATGGGAGGGGACCCGAGGAGCCTGGGTACCGGCAATTCCTAACCGCCTCGAGACCACTACCGACGGCCGAGACGAGATAGCCGATCGCCGGGTAATCTGCCCGGCCGTCTGCCAGATCGAAATCGGCGACTCGATTGAGATCTCCTATGAAGGCCAAGAGGCACTCTGGAAGGTTTCCGGGGTAACCCTCCATGGCCAGGGGATAGAGCTAGGAGCCGGGCAGAGCTACGAGCTGCAAATCGAGGCCTCCTAATGGCTAAGCCGGTCGTTCTTCCGTCCGATCGAGCCGCGGCCTACCTCGTAAAGATCTACGCCAAGCTCGATAAAGACCTCCAGAAGGAGATCGACATCTCCGCTTCGGCCGGCTTCAAAGACACTGTGGCCGAGCTCAAGAAACGCCAAGCTCGCGTCGCGGTCTTGATCGCCAAGGCTCAGCAACAGGCCCGGCCTGCTCTGGTAGCTCTTACCGCTAAGGGCTACGAAGCCGGGGCCGATTTCATTCTTCGCGAGCTTCGAAAGCGGGGGGTAAAGAACGTCCAGCTAAACGCCCTTATCGGGCCCAGGGACTCAGACGCCGTTCGAATCTTGGCCGAGAACGTGGTCTCCAAATTCGAGCAGACCGAGATCCTCGTCGGCCGGCGAGTAGATGACGTTCTCCGCTCAATAGCCCTCGAGGAGACCGCGACCTCGATCGCCGCCGGAGAAGCCCGAATAGACCTCTCCGACCGGCTAGACCGAGCCCTAACCAGCGCCGGAATAACCAAGGTCGAAGGCGCCCTTCGCCTCGTCCCTATCAACGGCCGGAACTACCAGCTCGAAAAATACGCCCGGATGGTCGCTCGAACGACTACTAGGGAGGCCGCTACGCAGGGAATGGCTAATCGCCTTCGAGCTAACGGACTCGATCTCTTTACGATCGACGACCACCAGGGAGCGTGCTCGATCTGCGCGGAATTTAACGGGAATACCTATAGCCTCGACGGCACGACTCCCGGCTACGAGGTTCTCGACCAGCTTCCCCCCTTTCATCCTTCGTGCCGCTGCGTCCTTACCCCCGCGGCCATCCTTTAGGGCCCTACGGTCGGCCTATGGCAGATAAGCCCTACAAAGGCGTCGGCCCAGCCGATAGAGCTATTCGAGAAGGAGTAGCCCAATCCCTGGAGATCATCGGGGCTGACTTGACCGGCAAGGCTCAACGACTCGCGCCAAAGCGCGAAGGCACGCTTCGAGGATCAGGGCGCTGGGAGATCGAAAACGGGGTCGGCTTCAAGGCCGGTAACCCGGGATCAGTATCGGCCGAGATTGCCGTTCGCGTGACCTTCGACGTCCCCTATGCCGAGGTACAGCACGAGCGAACCGATTTTCGCCATACAAACGGCGAGGCGAAATACCTCGAGCGGCCGCAAAAAGAGAACGCCCTTAAATATCGGCGCTACATAGAACGGGCTATCGAGCAGCAGCTAAGGCGAAGGACATAATCGGACCGTGACCCGCCTTTACCTAGCTAACGAGATTCGCGCCGAGCTGATCGACCAGGGGATCGCCCGGGGCCCGGAGGATCTGGAGATGGCTCCCCTCCCCCCTTGTTTTGTTGAAGCGCCCGAGGGCTGCCCGGCTCCTGATGACGTCTCCAAGAGCCACAACGAAGAGGTCTCGGCCGTGATTAACGTGATCTACCAGGGCGGAGAGCCGACTCGGAGCTTCGAAGGCTTTCGCGAGGTAAGGGGAATCGGAATCGAGGTTCGCTCGACCGATGCTCGAACCGGGATCGACCTCTGCCAAGAGATAACCGAAGCCCTCGACGACAAGATCCACGAGCAGATCGGCCAGCTCCTAGTCTCGAACTGCACGCTTCTAGAAGCCCCGACCCGCGTCCCTTGGCGCTATACCGGGCCCGGCGTTACATACTCGATCAGCTTCCGGATCGGCCTTAGGCGCTCGGACTACGAAATCGATTAGCTCTAATATCTCGCCGCGATGACTCGGCCGCAGCTTGAAGAGCTCGACTTTCAGATCCCGAACGGCGGGCCCGATTGGGCGGCCGCCGAAGAGCTACTGGCCGAGACCTTTGCTTTCGGCGATTACCAAGAGCTAGAAACCGAGCTCGACGAGCTCCTCGATATTGGCCTCCTAGACCAAGCGGCCAATCGGGAAGAGGAAATCCTTCGGCAATCGGTAGAGATTCTCCGGGCGGATATGGCGAAGTGCCAGGAGCTCGTCGATAACCCCGAGCTTTCCGGGAAGATCTCAGGCTCTCCGGCCGTCTCTTCGGAAGGGGAGCTCTTACGCGTCATCGGAAAGGCTTCGCCGAAGACAGCCGAGGACTACCTTTCCCCCTATTGGCGCTTCTTTCGCCTCTGGACTATCGGGGCGCTCGATAGCGCCGGGCTTACTCGCCCCTACTAACCCCGGCAGACCGGAGCCGCCCCTGCATCATCGCCGGGATGGCACTACGCACCGACTCCGGGGCCCTTTGGGTAGGCAAGCAGACCGCTAAGGGAATGGCTGCAGAGAGCATGCAGAAGCGGCTCCCGCTGATCGAAGGAGGGCTTTCTCCTAAGAGCGAAGGCGCGATGCGCCGCTTCCTCGACGGAAAGCGCTTCGGAAAGAAGATCTCCTTTAAGAAGACCACCGCAGTCGGCGGCGAGATTACCCTTCTAGCTACTCCGGAAGCGCTGGCTTTCGTCGAGTCCTGCATCCACACGAACGACGCCGTAACTGGCTCGAGCGTTCCTTATACCCATACCTTGACCTCCGAGGCCGACGATTCTTCCTGGCTGACCTTCGTGCAGCGAATCGGAACCGGAGATACCGTCCTTCGCGACGCCTTCGTCGATTGCCGGATCGTCGGCTACGAGCTCGAAGGATCGGCCGGCTCCGATGATCCCGTAACCATTAAGGCAACCGTAATCGGCCTTACCGTCCAGGCCGCCCAGAGCGCTGACCCGACGCCGACCGATGACCCGGCCGACGAGAGCGAGCCGTACGTCTGGACCGATATCGCCGGATCGGTCGAGATCGATAACCAGACCTTCCGGAACGTTTCCCAGCTGGCCCTATCGGTAGCTACCGGAGAAGAGCTTTACTTCTCGGACGACGTTTCCGCCTACGACATCGTTTCGGGCGAGCCCTCAATCGAGGTAGCCGGAACCTTCCTCGTTGATTCAGACGGCCTGGCTCTCTGGAACCAGCTCAACTATGGAACGAGCGTCCCGGCCGAGGGAGACGGAATCTCTCGGGACGAGGTCCGCGGCTCGATTGCTTGGAGCTGGACTTACGGCTCGAGCTCGAACCTCCGAAGCGCTACCTACACCCTCGGAAACGTCACCCTTTCCACCGATGACGAGATAACCCCCTCGCCCGAAGGCGGAGCAGCCGAGATCTCGATCGCCGGAGCGGTCGAAGAGGGCGAAGACGGCTCGGCCGCTCTCACCGCAGAGCACAAGAACACCGACCCGGACGCCTACGACGAGACTCCGGTCTTCGGCTCTTAAGCGAAACCGTAGAGCGAATCGAGGCCTAGCGCCTACCTTCGCTATATGAGCGAAACAAAAGAAGTAACCCTCCCCAGTGACGGCCGAACAATCGAGCTTCCCGAACTTTCGACCGAGCAGGTCCTCCAGCTAATCCGCCTCGCGAAACGCGTCCTTACTCGCGTTCCAGACTTGATGGACACCGTCTCCGAAGCGCGGATCGACTACCTCAAGGGCGAAGCCCAGGGCTTCGTCTCTAAGGCCTATTACGAAGGCCTAAACGATGAAGAAAAGGAGGCCCTAAAGGAACGGCTTTCGGCCGACTTCCAGGAGTGGGTCTTTTTCGAGGACCTCAGCTCTGAAGACCGCGAAGCCCTATCTGCCCTAGACATAACGGCCGAGACGCTCGAGCAAGAGCCGATCCAGTTCTCCTTCCCTTCAGAGGCCCCGATGCTCGCGGTCCTCTCGCGCGTCTTTCCCGAGGTATATGACGCCTGCGCGAACGAGGTCGTTATGGCCGTAGCGGTAACGATGATTCCGGCCGGCCGCCTCGAGAAGGCGGTAAAGACGAACACCGTCGAGCAGCAGCTCCTCGACTATCGAGCCGAGCTAACGCAGAAGCTCCGGCCAGCCGACTTCATCCACTTGGCCGCGGAAATCGTCTCTTACGTGATCTCGGAGCTGAAGGAGCTCGGAGGCCCTTTAGGGCAGACGCTAGCGACCATCCAGTCGCAAATCGGCGGGCTCGCGGAGAACTCGAGCAGCGATTCGAGCCAGCCCGAAACGCCGAGCTCGACGAGCTCCGAGATATCCGAGCCGGAATCCTCTTCCAGCTCTGCCGATCCCCTTATGGGCTAAGCCTCTCCCGCCGCGAGGTTCTCTACGAGATCCCCTGGGAGGAAGTAAAGAAGCTCCTCCACTTGGTAGCCAAGAACGAGGACACGGAGAGGCGCTTCCAGGCTCAGCTCCAGGGAATAGAGCTCCCCCAGACAGTCTTCGACCCCGAGGAAATCCCCGAGGGCTTCACCCAAGGCCAGATCCAGCAAAGGCAAGCGGCAATGCGTAAAGCGAAGGCTCTTCGCGAACGGATTCGAGCCGAGCGGCGCGGCGCCTAGGGCCGGCCAGATACTCGGCCCTAGATGAGTTTCGACGTCGGAACCATAGAAGGCAGGGTAAAGCTCTCCTACGACTCCAAGGGCCTCACCTCCCTAGATAAGGACATGCGCCAGGCCGAGGGGAGCATGGGAAAGCTCGAGAAGCGCTCCTCGGCCCTCGGATCGAAGCTCAAATCTGGCCTAAAAGTAGGAGCGGTAGCTGCCGGAACAGCGATCGGAGCTGGCCTCGCCGTTTCCCTTAAGAACGCGATTACCGAAGCCCGCGAAGCTGAGAAGGTAACCAGGCAAACGGAAGCGGTAATTAAAAGCACCGGAGGCGCGGCCAAAGTCACCGCGAAGGACCTCGAGGAGCTCTCGACCGCTATCTCGAATAAGACCGGGATAGACGATGAAGCGATCCAGAGCGCCGGAAACCTACTCCTAACCTTTAAGGACATCCGGAACGAGGCCGGAAAAGGAAACGACATTTTCGACCAAACGACCCAGGCGGTTGTCGATATGTCGGCAGCGATGGGCCAGGACTTTAAGGCCTCTTCGATCCAGCTTGGAAAAGCCCTCAACGATCCAATAAAGGGCCTTTCTGCCCTAAGCCGCGTCGGTATCCAATTTACCGAGCAGCAGAAGGCCCAGATCGAAAAGATGGTCGAGAGCGGCGACAAGATGAAGGCCCAGAAGGTAATCCTTAAGGAGCTCGAATCTCAGTTCGGGGGCTCGGCCGAAGCTCAGGCCGACCCAATCCAGCGCCTCCAGATGGTCTGGAACAACTTCCTCGAAGACATCGGAGGGAAGCTCCTTCCGATCCTTAACCGAGGGGTAACCGCTCTCTCGAAATTCATAACCGAGGTCCAGAAGGGCACCGGAGCCGGGGGCGAATTCCGCGGCTTCCTCGAGGACCTCTGGAAGATCGCTCGGAACCTCTGGCCGACCCTGCGCGCGATCGGCTCGGCCGTCGTTCGAGTCGTTAAGGGCTTCGCCGGGCTACCCGCTCCGGTCCAGGGAACGATCCTAGGGCTCGGGGCTTTGCTTGGACTCGGGACCAAGATCTTCGGAATGGCGAAGGTCTTCGGAACTCTCTTTAAGGCGGCGAAGGCCCTATTCGGCTTCCTGCGCCTGGCCCCGGTAATGATGGGCCCGGTGGGAATCGGCCTAGCCGTTCTCGTAACCGCGGCCGTCCTGATTATCAAGAATTGGGACAAGGTAAAGGGCTTCCTCGGGGGCGTCTGGAACTGGATAAAGAAGGCCTTCTCGAACGTCGCCGACTTCGTAGTAAAGGCAGCGAAGCGCGGCTTCCTCGGCCCGATTCCCTGGATCGTTTCGAACTGGAAGCGAATAATCGATTTCTTCCGCGACGTTCCAGGACGGATAGCCCGCGTCCTTAGCGGCGTCGGGAGATTCATTCTTCGGCCCTTCCAGTGGGCCTACGAGAAGATTAAGGCGGTAATCGACAAGATTGTCGGGGTCTTCCAGGGCGCTATCGACGCGGTAAAGAACATCGCCGGAGGGATCGGGGGAGCGGTAGGCAAGGTCGGATCTGTAATCGGCCTCTCCGAAGGCGGCCGGGTAGGGCCCGATTCCGGCGGGCCCCAGCTCTTTGTTGCCGGTGAGGGCGGCAAGGATGAATGGGTGATCAGCCAGGAGGGCAACCGCCAGGCGAACCGCCGATACCTCATGGAGGCAGCCTCGGCTTTGGGGATTCCCATGTACGCCAAGGGCGGCCGGGTAAAGGGCAAGCGCTCTGAGCGTCTTAACCGATCGATCTCGAACCTTCAGGCCGAAATGGACCTAAAGAGGCGCGCTTTCGAAATCTCAGGAGGAGAAATCACTCCTTCCGAGTTCGGGACGCTTATAGCCATGAACCGCAAGATCGAGCGCGAGCTCCTAAAGCTGGTCAAGGCCAGCAAGGGCACAGCGAAAAGAGAGGCTCGCCGGGCCCTTCGTTCGGCTCAGCTTGACCGCCGGGAGATGGAAGCCGAGCGCCTAGGAATCCAGTCGGACAGCTACGGGGCCACCCCGGGGATAGACGATCAGCTAGCGGCACTCGAAACCGAGCTCGCTCTAGCCGAGGGCGGCTACGGAGGAGACGCCGAAGAAATCCGGGCCAAGATGAAGAGCAAGCTAGAGGCGAAGCTGCAGATTCTCCGCGACCGGCTCTCCAAGACCAGTAACCGAACCCAGATCTCTCTCCTCCAGGAAGCAATCCAGAGCACCCTCGGCGAGCTCTCTGGACTTGGCTCGGGCTCGAGCTCTTCTGGGGCAAGCTTTATCGAGCAGCTCGGCCGGGCCTCCGAGCTTCGCTACCAGGCCTTCTCTTCTTTCGGCTCTAATGCCCTGCAGATGGGCCTCGGGCAAGGCGGCCGGACTTTGGCCAAGGGCCCGGGCGGAACGACCGTCGTCCTAAATGGCGAATTTAAGCTCGACGCCTCCGACCCCCATTCCTCGGTCCGAAACCTCTCTTACCAGCTGGCAAATAACCTCGCCTAACTTCGCCTAAAGCGAAGAGAAGGCGCGCCTTCCTTGGCCGAATGCAGACTCGGCAGGAAGTGATCCAAACGAGCCTCCCCTACAAACTGACTCTTCCCAGCGGCTCCTCGAGGATTGTCGGGCCCGATTCCAGCGAGCCCGGCTTTCTCGCCCACCTAACGAGGATTACCACCGACGTCGCTCTCGATTTCTCGGATACCCAGATCGCGGCTGGAGACGGAGCGCTAATTGGGGATATGTATCGCGGCGGGCGAAGCGTCGTTCTCGATCTTCTGATCGCCGAGCGAGATCCGGTCGAGCGGGCCCGGAGGATTGAATGGATCTCCCGACTAAATGGCCTGCTCCGAGGGCCAGAGGGACTTACGCTCTCGTGGAAAGAAGCCACGGGCTGGGAAAAGGAAGTAAGCAATCTTCGGCCGGCGGCCTATATCACCGTCTCGGACGCCTGGCCTAAGGAGCTCCAGGTAACTCTTAAGACCGGCTCTCCTTTCATTCTCTCGAGCGAGATCCATTCAAGAGAGATCGCAAACGCGGCCGGGCAAACCGAGCTCTTTAACGGGGGCACGGCTCCAGCCTCTCCGCGCTTCTGGGTCTATGGACCGTTCTCTAACTTCGAGATCGCGAACCTCCTTACTGGCGAGCAGCTTCTCTACTCGGGCTTCGTTCCGGTCGGCGACTATCTGGAGATCGACACGGCCAGGAGAACCGTCCTTCGAAACGGCACGCAGAACGCCTACGGAGGAATCGACTTCTCGACTTCGAGCTTCTTTTCCATTCCCCCGCTTTCGGCCGAGGTCCCTCTTAGCTTTTCGGCTGCCGGAGGCGCTTCGCCGACCAGGCTCGTTACCCGATGGCAGTCGAGCTGGGAGTAGGCGTGCTCCGGCTATTTCTCCATACCTGGGAAGGAGAGGTTCTCGGCGAGCTAAACGGGGCTCGGAACCGGCGCCTAACGACCGGCCTTAACCGCTCCCCCTCCCTTTCCTTCGATATTCCTCTCCAAGACAACCCGCTGGGAGAAGAGCTCTTCGAGGCAGCCGACGCCCTGCTTTCCCGGCCGCAAGAAACCGACTTCCGAATCGTCTCGGCCTACCGCCTTAACCCTTACTCGCAAGAGCTAGAGCTTCTCTTTTCTGGGCCGATTCTTCTAGCCCGCGACGGAGGAACCGAAGGAGACGAAGCTACGGCGAGCTTTACCTGCGCCGGGCCCTTTTGGCGAATGGGAACACGAATCGCCGACAACTCTTCGGGAGACGGACGCTCAGAAGCCGGGCTAACGATCTCCGGCCAGAGAGGACGGATCGCCGCTCAACTAATCAGGGATACAAACTCGCTCGTCGGTAACTCTTGGCTTCGAGCCCCAGAGGAAGGGATCGAAGAAACCGACGAGGTCGAGATCCGAAACTGGGGAGGCTTTAGGAGCATCTCCCAGGCGATTAACGACCTCTCCGGAGAAGGATCTCTAGGCGGCTTCGATTGGGCGGTAGTCCCTCGAATCGACACCGACTCCGAAGGCCTCGCTCTTGGCGATTGGATCTGCGCCCCGCTCATAGGGGCCGATCTAACCGATTCGGTCGTCTTCGAGTACGGGATAGGCCGGAATAACCTTTCCTCCTCCTTTCGCTCTCGCTCCCTCGAGAATCTGGCGAACCTCGTTTCGCACGTCTCATCGGGTAACCAGCCTTACGTCGTAGAGGAGAGCAGCCCGGCCTCGATTGCAAAGCTCGGCGTCTTCGAAGCAATCGCCGACGGAGACCTAATCGACGTCGGCCTTCGCCAGAGCTGGGTCGAGCTAAATAACCAGCTTCGCTCTCTACCGAGGCGCCTCTTTGAAGCCTCGCCGCAGCGATCCGACCTAGCCTCGACAGTTGGCTCGATTCCAATTCCGATGATCGATTACGGCCCTGGGGATCGAGTACGCGTTCGCTCCTACTACGGCGACCGCCTTCGCTTCGACGTCGGGGTAAGGATCTACTCGATCGATATTTCATGGTCTGAAACAGGAGAGGAAAAGGCAGAGCTCGGGCTCTACCTCGAGTAACCATGTACGGCCAAGGACCCCAAAGAGTGCCGCGAAGCGGCGAGGACCGCCTTCTCGAAAGGCTTAGAAGCATCGAGCAGCGCCTGGCCGGAATTGAGCGCCGAGGACAGAGCTCGACTTGGAGCTCGGCCGGCGTCGCCGGACACGCTGCCAGCCACGCCACCGGAGGAACCGATCCGCTTAACCCTTCCGACCTAGGCGCGGCCGAGCAGGACGACCTCCTCGCCCTCGAAGCGGCCCTCGGATCCCTAGAAGCCGAAGTGGCCGATAAGCCGACTTCCTTCGCGACAACCATTACCGGGGACGGAACGGAGACCTCTTTCGTGATCACCCATAGCCAGGGGACTCGAGATCTCGTTATCGCGATTCGAGAGAACGCCAGCCCTTGGAGCCTGATCCAGACCGGATACCAGATCGAGCATTCGAGCCTCGACGCAGTAACAATCGTTTTCGACTCAGCCCCAGCCGACGAGGAAGAGATTCGAGTAATCGTCTTCGCGCAGTAAGGGCGCGACGAGCTAGCGACATGCAGGCAAGCTGCACGCACCCGACTAACCTCGCCAAGTGACCCCCGAAAGCACAACCCGACTCGAAGGCGAGCTAAAGCTAATACTCCACCGCCTCGAGCAGCTCGGCAAAGATCAGAACTCCGGCTTCTCAGAGCTTAAGAGCCGGATCGCGCATATCGAAGAAAGCCAGCAAAGGCTCGCCGTCTTTCAGGGCCGAACTGAGCAGCGCCTAGAAACGCTCGAGAACACTTCTCAGAGCTCGGCCGAAGGAATGACCACTCTCGCAAAGATGGCCCTTGGCCTAGCAAGCTCAGCCCTCGGAGTCATAGCGACTCTGATCGCCCAAGCTCTCTAGCAGCAAAAAGCCCGGCCACAAAGACCGGGCTTTAGGACTCCAGGGCTCCGGAGATCAAGCGGCAAAAACGCCGGTTCGCGTCTCCTCGTAATGAGAGAACGCCGCCCAGCGGCCATTACTGAGCTGGCGAACGGAGTAGCAGCAGGAAGCGATGAGCCAATTCATCTCCTCCCCGTACGGGATCTCGACGCCGGTCTCGGAAGCCTCGAATACGGCGAATTCCTCGGGGCTATCCCAGAAGGGATCGGTTTCCCTACAGATCCAGGAATGCTCGAAAAGATCGAGGCTTTCGACGGTGGGCTCGAAAGAGCGCCAAACCCTCTCGGCGAGGTCGATCAGCTCGTGGGCATCAGCCAGCGAGAGATCGTAGGTTTCGGCCAGAGCCTCGGCCAGCTTTTCAATATCGGCGATTGTGATTTCCATTTTTTTCTCCTTTTGGTTGGTAGAGGGCTTCACAGAGAGAAACTGCCAGAGGCCGAACTAGCGCACGCGATATTCCAAACCTCTCGGGGAAATTCTTTTTCGAGGGAAAGAAGGGCCTTTCTCGGCGGCGTTCTAAGCGCCCTCCCGTCCTACTCAAAGCCCAAGGCCAAAAGCGTGACCTACTCGAAAAAGGCTCGAGCAATCTCGACGACATAACCAAGAGAAGAAACAGGCTTAGCGCAAGCTAGGGCCCCTGAGGCACCTTCGGGAGGTGAGTAACGGACGCCTTCCCCGAAGCGAGCTAGCCAGGATCTACCACCCGAGCGTCGAGGTCTATCTCCGAAAGGACGCGGCGGCGGCCTGGAACACGATGCGAATGATCTCGAAGCGCTATCTCCGCGTCGATATTTACCCCGGCGGGCCCGATTCGGCTTACCGAACTTTCGAGCGCCAGCAGTACTGGAGGGATTATTGGTGCAACCGGGGGGCCTGTGGAAACGCGGCCGTCCCCGGAACTTCGAACCACGGCCTCGGCCTAGCCGTCGATCTTCCTTCTATAACGATGCGAACGGCGGCGATCGATCTAATCGGGAAGCGCTGGGGATGGGCCAAAGAATGGAGCGACGCTCAACACGAGTGGTGGCATCTCGCCTGGCGCCAGGGCATCTGGAGCGGGCCCGATCCCGGAACCGATATCCGAAACCCGGTAGCTCGCCGAGGCTCAGGCGCCAGGGGCCAGAAATGGTTCGTTAAGAAGCTCCAGCGCCGCCTCCGTAGGCACGGCTACGAGATCTTCGTCTCGGGGCGCTTCGGAGAAAAGACCGAAAAAGCCGTTAAAGACTTTCAGCGGGAAAGGCTTCTTAAGGCCGACGGAATCGTCGGAGCTAGGACCTGGCGCGAGCTCCGCAAAAAGCCAGCCAAGAAGAAGCCGGTTCCGAAGCCGGAGAAGCCTTCAGAGCCAAGCGGGGGAGCAAAGCCAGGTCCTGGGACCCCTAAACCGCAGAGGCCCTCTGAAGCCCCGGAAAAGGAACAGGAGCTTCCGAACAAGCCGCCGGCCAAAAAGGACCCGATTCCGGCCGAGGTAATCGACGTCTCTAACCACCAGGGCGATATCGATTGGGCCGAAGTTCGAGGCCGAGGAATTCGAGCCGTGTATCTCAAGCTAAGCGAGGGCCAGGATTGGCGCGATCGCTCCATGAACGAAGCCCGGCTCCAAGCAATAAGAGAAAGCCGCCTCGAGTATGGCTGGTACCACTTCCTCCGGCCCAAGAAGAGAGACGCTGCTCTCGAGGCCCGCTTCTTTATCGAGCAGGCCAAGAGCCTCGGCGGCTGGGGCGATCTTCTCCCGGTAGCCGACATCGAGGTAACCGAGCTCTCTCCGACCGAGACCGCCGACTACCTAGCCCGCTTCCTCGACGTTCTTCGCCGGGAAGGCGGAGCGCCCCAGATCCTCGTCTATGCCTCTCCGGGCTGGTGGGATTCGTACATTCCCAGAACCCCTCGCCTCGAAGCTCAGCTCCCCTATTGCCGAGCCTGGATCGCCCATTGGGGGGTCCAAGAGCCGAAGCCGCTAAAGGGGATCGTCGGCTGGAGCCTTCATCAATACACCGACCAGGGCCGCGTCCCGGGAATCAACACGCCCGTGGATATGAACCGAACAAGGAACCTCCGCGAGCTTCGGAGGAAGTAATGCTCTACCAGTTCATCTGCAAGAGCCACAAGGAGCCGAAGGTAATTGAGCTCTCGGCCCGGATCAGCGATCCGACGCCAAAGAGCGTTCCCTGCACTGAGCCAGGCTGCACGGCTTCGGCCGAGCGCCTTTGGCACGGACAGACCTTCTACGCCAAGGTTCCCGGCGGCCACGGCGGCGGGCCCGCTACTCGCTAGCGCTTAGCGGAGCGGCGACTATCTGATCGAGCCGGAGGAGGTAGCTCCCCGGGCCATCGGCCCAGCTCATCGGCTGCAAGCAGAGAACCTCGATCTCTTGGGGAGCGTTGTCAAAATTTCGAGGGCCCGTTAGGCGAGAGGCAGTACAGGCCCCAGGCTCAGCCAGCGGGGAGGAGACTTCCGGCTCGCTGATCGCCCAGGCCGTGTTCGCCCAAAGACGGATCGAGAACGAGCTCGAAGCCTGGTCCGAATCAACCAGCGGGGGCTCCTTCGAAATCTCGATCTCGACGGCCGGAAGAACCGTCAGCGTAAGGCGAGAGGTTTCCGAATCGGTCTTCGCTGCCCCGGCCGATCCAACAACGAAGAGCAGGTAAAAGAGAAAGGCCAAGAGGCTAAGGAGCGCGAGAAAGGGTTTCACTTCCCGAAGGTAATCCAAGGGCTCGAAGCTGCCGATAGCTTTTGGCCAGCAAGAAGCCCGCCCTCTTTTAGAGAGCGGGCTCGATTGCTACGTGGCACTTCTAGGCCGCGATCGGCTGGATCGACTCGCGACGGGGAAGGAGAAGGCGAACCTTCTCGCCCATGACCTTGACCAGGGCCGGATCGGGCTCGGCGAAGGGCAGGATTTCCTGCCTCTTCAGCTCGGCGGCGATTGCAGCGTCGATCTCTCGATCGAAACTGCCGAGCTCGAAGCTCTCTCCCTTATGGGAGACGCGGGCTCGCCACTTCTTCCCGCTAGCAGCTACCCCGCGAAAGCGAGAGGAGCCGCCGCTCCGACGAACGTTCTGGCCATTCCAGCCCGGCTCGTCCAGGATTCGAAGGTTCTCCCTTCGGCAATCGAGCTTCTCGCCCGAAAGATGATCGACGACTTCGGGGTCGCCGTACTTCAGCCCCATAACCTCGCGATGAAGGTAGAGGGTAACCCGCTTTTCGCCGATCCAGTCTCGGCGAATCGCGTAACCGGTCGGATGGATCGACCAGCGATGCTCTTTAAGGCGATCTCGATCCTCCCGGCTCACCGTAACGAAGCAGCTCCTCGAACCGGCCCGGTGGCCTCCGACTCGCATCCTTACTGCTTGGGTATCCATGCCCCGACCATTAGGCGAGGCGAACTAGCGCACGGGATATTTTTCTTAAGTCATTTCCGCCAGCTCAGAAGGGGCCGTTCTTTCGAGCCCCTTCTTGGCCTAGACTTTCCGTCCTTACGTCTCCTCTAATCGCACACTTCGCACCGAAACGGAGCCAAGATGGTGACAAAAGGAGGCAAGAGACCGGCTCTGTAACCGAGGATCTTCAGTTATAGAGCTAAGAAGGGCGCGTAGCTCAGCGGGAGAGCACTCGCTTCACACTTGAGCGACCCTTACCTCCTCCAGACCTGCCGAAGAAGCTACTTCCCTTAAAAAAGGGAAAAACAGCCTTTACCAGGCCCTCCAGGCCCGCTATCTTGTCTCCAGATCGCACAGATTAGCCCTGATTTGGAGACATAAACGGTGACAAAGGATTTTCTCGAGCTTTTCCGGTATCCCCGAAAAAAGACCCGACTTTTCGGGCATGGACACCACCACGAAAACCGAAGCCCTCGTAGTCACTCCAGAGAAAGCCGCCGCGATGCTCGACTGCTCGAGGTCGAAGATCTACGCCCTGGTAAAGGCCGGCAGCCTAAAGGCGATCAAGCTCAGCCCCGGCAAGAAGGGCGGACTTCGAATCCTTACCGATTCGATCTTGGCCTTCGTCAGCGAAGGCGAGATCGCTCCCCGCGACCTCACCCCCTCGGAGATACTCGCCGGCCAGAGAAGCCGGGCCAAGGGCGCCGCCCTCGACTGGTAAGCAGCAATGGCCGAAGCAACAAAGACCGACCTCGCTCTCGAGGTAGCAATGGGTAAGAAGCGCCGCTCGTACGGGCAGGGCACGATCCGCTGCCGGAGCGGCTCCTGGTCCATCGGCTACCGGCCGGTACCAGGGGGCCGAAGAGTCTGGGAAACGATCGGCCCGGAATCGGCCGGCGTAACTCGGGAGGTGGCCGAGCACGCCCTCTTAGAAAGGCTCGTAGCAATCGGCCGGGGGCAGGGATCGCAATTTCTCGGGCACCCCTTCGAGGTTGTAGCTCGGGAATGGCAGCGAAGCCAGATCGCCTTAAAGGGCCTCTCGACCAGGGCCCAAGAGCTCCTCGAGGTAGCTCTCGATTGCCACCTCCTCCCCGCTTTTCGCGGCCTCTACCTTCACCAGATCAGCGCCGGGGATATAGAGAGGTACGCGGCGAAGAAGCTAACGCTCGCTCCCGGCGAGCCCGGAGCCGTTCCGGTAGAAGGGAAAGTGGCCTCTTCGAGAACCGAGCCGCTCGGCATTCGCTCTGTAGAGCAGCAGCTCTCAGTGCTTCGCCAGATCTTTACCTACGCCAAGCGGGAGGGGCTGGTAGCCGAGAATCCCGTCTCGCTCGTTGAACTCAGCTCTAACCCCCGGACCAAGAAGCAGATCGTCCCAATGGAGCAGGAAGACGTTCGAGCCATCCTTAAGCACTCAGTAACCGAAGAGCGAGAGACCCTTCTTCTAACGATGGCCTCGCTCGGGCTTCGCCTTGGCGAGCTCCTGGCCCTTGATTGCTCGGATCTGAATCGCCGCGATCGCTCGATAAGCATCCAGCGAACCCTCTCGACCAAAAAGGGAAAGACAGTAATTAGCCAGTACCCGAAAACCGCCTCCGGCTTTCGCGTCCTTAAGGTTTCTCCGCAGCTTATGAACCGCCTAGAGCGGCAAGTAGCCAGGGCGAAGAAGCTTCACAAGCCCGGGGAGCCCGCTCTTCTTTTTCCAAACGGCCGGGGGCGGATCCGGGGCGAAGGCAATTTCCGCCGAGACATCTGGCGGCCAGCTTTGCAGGAGGCCGGGGTCCCGCTCAGCTATACCCCGCACTCGCTCCGCCATACCTTCGCTAGCGAACTAATCGCCCAGGGCGTCCCGATTACCCAAATCGCCTACCTAATGGGCCACAGCAACCCGGCGACAACGATGCGAATCTACGCCTCGATCTTTAAACGATTCGAGAGCCAGGAAAGAGACCTCTCGAGCCTCTATAGCCCTATCGATCTAGAGGAGGAAGCTCCTTAACCGAACCCGGCCGAAGCGGATCGGGAATCGGGCAAACAGCGCGCTCTCCCCAGGGAAAGACGCCTCCAGCTCTTCGGCCAGCCCAGCGCTCGGCCAAGAGCAGGCGAAGGCAGTCTCCCTCGGATCGAGCGAGCGGCGTAGTCACCAGGCGGGAATCTTCAAGAACCAGCGTTCCTTCGAGCAATCCGAGGAGCTCTCGATCGTCGAAGAATGTAGCTTCGATCCGCTCGTAAATAAGCTCGGTCCAATCCGAATCGGAATAGGAATCGATCCAGGGCCCGATCGCCTCTTCGATAATCAAGAGCATGGAGAGAAAGACCTCCGGCACCGCCTCGGAGATCCCGAGGTCGGCTGCAAGGCCAATCGCTCGAAGCTTTTCTAGATCGGCGTCGAGATCGGGACTCCGCTCGCTCTCTATAGCCCACTGATGGCCAATCGAGCAGAGAAAGTAATAGACGGCGTCGGAAGCGGTTCTTTCTTGATCGCCGAGCCGCTCCTCGTGTAGCTCGGAAAGCTTCTCGGCCAATTGAGCTCGAACCGACTCGAGCGGCCCATCCGAAGAGGGGTCTCCAATCTCTTCAAGCAGGCGAAAATGCTCGGCGTCTCGAGCTTGAGTAATCAGGCCGGAGAGCTCGCTAAAAGCTCTTTCTCGATAAGCGTTTCTTCTTTCTTCGAGAGCTAACCGAGAAGAGGCCCGAGCGTTATAGAAGGCGACCTGCAGAAGCTGGCCTCTGGGAGTCCATAGGCCCGAACGCTTTGGAACGAGCTCGAGCGCCGTTACCAGCCGCTCTGCCCGGATTCGTAGCTCTCCACTAAACAGAGCCGGAGGGAGACCCTTCTTCGAGCCGGCCTCCTTTAGGCGATCGGCTCGGCGATTAAGAGCGTTCTCGACCCAGGCCTTCGCGCTATCGCTAACTAGGTTTTCCCCGACGGTTCTTCTAACAGTCATCCCGGAAAGGCTAAGCAGCCTCTCCGACGGGGATTGCCGGAGGAAGCTTTGGCCAGCGCCCGTAAGCATCCTCGAACCACTCGGGGTGCTTTAGATAATGGATCGTCCAAGCTTCGGCCTCGGCCTGGAGCTCCTCATCGCTCAGGTGCTTAACCTTTCCTCGAAGGAGAATTCGAATCGAGCGACCAGTAATCGCTCCTTTTCTCTCCCAGACCATCTGGCCGAGATACCAATCGTTAATCGCTTCGTAGCTGGGGAGATCTACTTTTTTGTTTTCCATAGGGCCAAGGTAGGCCCGCTTCCCTCGCGCTCCTGGAATTTCGCTTATCCCTTTTTTCCTTAGCCAGATCAAGCTCCGAAGCCGTCTTCCGTGGCTTAAGCGAAATTCGCCCTTCGCGAAGGTTTCAAAATTAAGCTGAGGGGGCGGGCGGGGCTTGGGAATAGAGGTAAGGAGAGAAGAAGAGGCTAGGAGAGGTAGTAAAGGTAGAAGAGGTACCCGGTAAGAAGAGGTACCCGGTAAGAAGAGGTATGAGAGGGGCGGCGGCGGGGGCGGCCCCCCTAAAGAAAGAAACAGGGAGGAAAATTCGCGCGCTGACCCCTCCTCCTCGGGCAAGCCGCCGAGCTCTTCCTAGCTTCGCCTTATGGCGAGGAAAAGTAGAGCCGTCGATTTCTTGGCCCGGGAGCCGCACTTCCTCGACCACTTAGCCCCGACCTGGAAAGCTCTTCCCGAAGAGCTTCGCGGCCGCTTTTACACTCTCGAGGCTCTTCGTCCTCGGGCCCGCGAGCTTGGAATCGAGAAGACCTTCTCGGTGGAAAAAATGGCCGGGACGAGGCTAACCGTTGTCGCCGCCTTCCGCGACATGAAGCTGGCCAGAGACAACGGCCGCCGAGTAATCATCTCCGAGCACGGAGCCGGGCAGAGCTACCAGGGGGTCGAATCGGGCTCTTATATCGGGGCAATCGATCGCGCCGGATGCGTCGCCGCGCTCGTTCCCGGCCGGGCCCAGGCGGAGAGGCACGAAGCACGCCACCCGACTATCCGCGCCTACCCGGTCGGCGTCCCGAAGCTTGATCCACACCACGCCAGCCCGAAGCCGGGCAAGAAGGGGCGAGTAGCGATTTCTTTTCATTGGGATTCGAAGGTCTGCCCGGAGACCCGAAGCGCTCTTCGCTTTTACCGAGGAGAGCTAAAGAACCTCGCTCGCGATTTTGATCTCGTCGGGCATTCCCATCCCCGCTTAGCTCGCCAGGCCCAGGCGATCTACAGAAAGGCCGGAATCCCATTTATCGCCGATTTCGAGCAGCTGATCGGAGAAGCCGAGCTCTATATCTGCGACAACAGCTCGACGATCTTTGAATGGGCCAGCCTCGACCGGCCGGTTGCCCTGCTCAACGCGCCCTGGTATCGGCGGGAGGTCGAGCACGGGATGAGGTTCTGGAGTCACGCTGATATCGGCCTCCAGGTAGATGATCCGAAAGAGCTCTCGAAGACGATTCGCCGGGCCCTGCAAGATCCGATCGAAATCGCCGAGCGGCGCCGGGAGCTTCTCCGGAGTATCTACATAAAGACCGACGGGCAAGCGGCCAAGAGGGCGGCCGAGGCGATCGAAGAGATCCAGGCGACCTGGGGCTAGCGAAAGACGCGCGCGGCCCCGGCCGAAGCCCCTACTTTTGATCGGAGATGGCCTATAACGCGCAAGTCCTAGCCGATGCTCCGCTTATCTACTGGAAGCTCGAAGAAACAAGCGGAACCGCTTTCGCCGATTCTTCAGGCAACGGCCGGAACGGGACTTTTTCTACTTCGCAGGTTCAGCGAAACCAAAGCTCTCTCCTTAACAGCACTCCGGCCGGCAAGGCAGCGCTACTTCCAGCAAGCACGATCAACACCATCGGCCAGGCGACCGTCGGAGACCTAACGACCGGCCGAAGCGGTCTTACTTTCGAGGCGTGGATTCGCTTCGGAGGAGCACTTCCTACCAGCTCCTCTCACTCGATCCTAACCATGAACGGAAACCAGGGGCTCGGCGTAACGGTCACGAACAACATCGCCTATCTAGGCTTTCGCGTCAATCTAAACAACTCTTCTAGCTCTACTACCGTTCCCTCTTCTACGGCAATCGCGCTCGGCCAGACTTACCACTACGTCGGGGTAATTGAAGACCTCGGCTCAAGCGTCCAAATTCGACAGTATGTAAATGGAGAGCTAGTAGGAACGAGCACTTCCAGCGCTTCAGATATCTTGGCCTGGGCCGCCACTACCGCTTCGATCGGGAACTCGAATCGGGTCTATTCGCTACAGATTGACGAACCGGCGATCTACGGAGCGGCTCTTTCGCCCGCACGAATCCAGGCCCACTATGACGTCGGAAGCGCCTTTCTTCTCGAGAACACCTCCGCCCCGACAATTACCGGAACCGCGACCGTCGGGCAGACCCTTAGCTCCTCGACCGGAACCTGGAGCGGAACCGCCCCGAGCTCTTACGCCTACGCTTGGGAGAGCTCAGATACCGGGACTTCGGGCTGGAGCGCTATTTCTGGAGCAACGAGCGGCAGCTACTCGCCGGTAAGCACCGACGCCGGGAAATACCTTCGCTCAACCGTTACCGCGACGAACATCCTCGGGCCCGCGACTTCTTCCTCGAGCGCAGTTGGCCCGACCCTCTGGGCCCCGGCCAATACCGAGGGCCCGGCGATCAGCTTCGAAGGAGAGGGCGACTCCCCGGCCGTTGGCGACCTGCTCTCCTGCACCCCGGGGACTTGGACCGGCTACGAGTCCCCTTCGATTTCCTACCAATGGCAGCGCTCGACCAGCTCGGGCACCTCTTGGAGCAATATCTCCGGAGAGACCTCTAGCTCCTACACGGCAACCGGAGAGGACGCCGGCCGCTACCTTCGCGTTTCGGTAACCGGGACAAACTCGGCCGGCTCGGAGACGATTTTCTCGGCGACTTTGGGCCAGATCGTCTGGGAGCCGATCAACACGGCCCAGCCCTCGGTCTCTTACTCCGGCGTTCTTGAAATCGGAACCGAACTCTCGGCTTCGATTGGCTCTTGGACCGGCTTCCCTGGGCTTCTTTACGAGATCGAATGGCAGCGCTCCCTCGACGGCTCGACCGGCTGGACGGCAATCTCCGGAGCAATTAGCGAGACCTACACGGCGACGGAGGCCGACGCCGGGAAATACCTTCGCGTTTCGGTCTTTGGGATCAACACCCAGGGGGCGACCGAGGCCGTAAGCGCAACTACCGCCTATGTATCCGAAGATCCTTCTCTTATCAGCGCTCCGACGATTGAGTTCCTCGAGGATCGCTTCGAGGGAAGCGCTGGAGAGTGGGACGGCTTTCCTTCTCCTTCTTTTTCTTGGGCTTGGGAGAAGAGCCTTACCGGCTCGACGAACTGGCAGAGCATCGCTTCGGCCGACGGAAGCTCGCTCACCATTACCGACAATCTCCGCGGCTATTGGATTCGAGCAGTCGTTACCGCTTCGAACGATGCCGGTTCAGCTACCGCAGCTTCCGAGCCTTACCGGCTCCGAGGTAAATCAAGCTCGGCGACAGTCGTCGGGGCGTTGATGATCAGCGGCGCGATCTAGTCCGCTTTAGCCGCTTCTCGAACCTTGATTCCGGGGCCTTAGAGCCGCTCTAAGCAATGCCAGGCAAAGGGCCCGAGGAGATTCCCTAGCCGAGGCCGCCGGAGCCCTTAGAAAGCTAATCCGACTTTTTTCCGGAAAGTTCTGTGGCGGGAAAAAAGCGCCCGATATTTCTCTTCATGGCCGATCAAGCCATAGGACGAAAGGGCCGCCGAGCCACCAGCCAAAAGAGAGGAGGTGGTAGTTCCCAGAAGGCTCGGCGAGCCCATCGTCCGCACCGCCGCCGCTTTGCCGTTCATCCGGAAAGCTGGAAGGCCTATATAGAAGAGCTCCTCTTTCAGGACGCCGAAGGAAGGACGACTTTCGACGGCCAGCTCGTCTCGGAGAGCGACACTCGTGCTCTTTATCGCTGGAGAAAGGAGGGAGCTACGCCCGACCTTTCCAAAGCCGACGCGTTTCTTTGCCGCTACTACCTTTCCTTTTCGTTCTTTGAGCTCTGGTGCGAGCTCGAAGAGCGGCCAGTCTGGGCGAACGGCCCTCCTCCGGGGTTCGAATGAGCGATCCCGGAGAACTTCTTCGCAGCCGCCGAGAGCTTCGCGGCCTTACCCAGAAGCAGCTCGCGGCCCTAGCGCGAACGAGCCAGGGGCAGATCTCGCGAATCGAACGAGGGGCGGTCTCTCCAAGCTTTGAGACCCTAGCCCGCTTTCTTCGAGCAATGGGAGACGAGCTCGAGCTTTCAGCCGGACCGCCTCGGCCGACCGGCCAGCCACAGCGAAGGACTCGCCGCCCTCATAGAGCGGCCCTAGATCCGACAAGGCTTCTCTACTAAGCGAAATTCCAGTGAAGCTCGTCCCCGGCTGCAATTTTCGAGGAATGGATACCACCCTTCTAACCCAAAGCCGCCAGCCGCTAGACCCGCAGTACGAAGACAAGCTCCAAGCCCAGCTCCGCCGACGGGGCTACACCGAAAACGAGGTAGGAGAAATTCACCGCCGGGCGATGGCCTGGCTCGAAGACGAACTCGAGCCCCATCCGGTCCTCGGGAAGATCGTTCCCCTCCGCCGGGAATACAAGCTCGCAATAGCCGAGGTTCTTTCCGACTCGGCCGACATTGCTCTCGGCCGCTATGCGTGAATCCTGGCTAAAGGGATAAGGACTTCGGCAGGGTCGAAGCATGCTCTACGAACACCTTCCCGCCGAGCCGCCTAAGGGCTGGGTACGAGCCAGCTACGCCTCGGCGACGCACTTCCTCGCCTTTGAGCTCTTCAATACCCCGAACGAATTCTCCGACGTGTATCAGCGCTACCTCGCTCTTAAGGAACCCGGGACCGCGCTCGTTAGAGCTTGTTCCGAAGCTCCTCGAACTATCGCCGCGAGCCGAAAGGAAGAAAGAGACGCCCTTCTCCAGAGGCGCGCAGTTTTTATGGGCTCAGAAGATCAGCCGGGCGGGAGCTGGGACGCGCGCCTTCGAAGCTGGATCGGGCTTTCCGATCGATCGGGCCCAGGCGAGGAGCTCCATTTTTCGGCGAAGCTCCTTCCGATCAAGAGAGAAAGCCTCGAAGAGCTCCTATGGCGGCTCGGGCTTCAGCCCTACGAGCTACCGACCCAGGGCTGGTGCGCCCGGCGCCCCTATCACCGAGCCGAGAGGGCTTGGCGAGAAGGCGAAACGACGATCCCGACCAAGCTTCCGACCGAGCTAAAGGAAAAGCTCCTCGAGCCTCTGCGCCGCCATCCTCAGCTCGAAGACTTGACCGAAGAGGAGCTGGCCGGCGTTCTCTTTCTTCTCCGGGCTAATCCTCCTTACGCCCTAGCTCGAGAAAAGGATCTCTCCAAGCTCACCCAAGAGCAGCGAGACCGAGTCGAGAGAGAAGGGGCCCTCCAGGCTACCCGCGTTCTTACCCAGCTTTTCGCCGCTCGAGAAGAGCGGGCTCTTCGGATGCTTCGAGAAGCGCTCGAGAACCCCAATTCCTAGGGCAAAAAATGCCTTAAGCGAAATCTCTGGTGCGCCCGGAATAGGGGCTTACTTTCAATCGGCCTAGACCGAATATCTAGCGGGCCTAGGCAGAAAGCAGAGCAGATGAAACAGTGGAAAGGCCTAAAGGATTTCGCTCTCTCGGTAGCCGGCCGAGTCTGGGCGAAGATTCAGGCCGAGCCCGTGCTCGTAAGGACCGTTCTCGCGCTTCTTGTAAGCGGAGGAGTCCTCGAGCTCACCGACTCCCAGCTCGACAGAATCGACGCGCTGGTAGTCGCTTTCGTTCTGGTCGCTTCGGCGGCTAGCGCGAGAGGAGCGGTAACCCCGCTCCCGCCAGAGGAGAGAAAGCGCCTCCTCCGGCGTAACCGGAGAAAGGACTCGGACGATGGCGAAGCGAGCTAAGCCGTCAGAGGCCCAAATCCAGGAGGCTCTCCAGACGGCCGGCACCGTCTCGGGAGCAGCCAAGGCCCTCGGAATACCGAGGACCACTCTCTCGTCCTGGCTGCACGACAACCAGGGCGAGGAAGCAACGGAACGCGCCGCGAAGCGAAAGCTAACCGACGCCGTAAGCGTCTCCGGCTCTCTCGAAGAGCGAGACCTTAAGAAGCCCGAGGAGCTTCTTTCCGAGCACGGCCTCGAGGACTCAGAGTGGGACGTCCTTAAGGTTGATCTCTCCAAGCGAGACGCCGGAACGGCGAAAGACCCCAAGGTCTCTCGAACGATTTCGGTTTCCATCGCTCCAAAGATCGAGCTTCCCGAACCGGCCATGGCCGGAGAGAAGACGGTCTTCCGGGCCCGGCCGAAGCGCAGTAAGAAGGCTAAGACCGAGCCCCGCCTTTACGTCATCCTCGGAGACGAACAGGCACCAAACGGACTCGACGAACCGCTCCACGAATTGGTCCTCCAATTCCTCCGCGACGTCGGGCCCGACGAGCTGGTCCATATTGGAGACCTCGGCGACTTTGAGAGCGTCTCTTCGTACCAGCAGCTGAACCCCGGCCAGTGGTCGAACTCGGTACAGGAATGCATAGATAGCTCCTACCGGATCCTCGCTAACTACATGGCCAATCTCCCGGAGGGAACGCGAGCTCGCTATCTCATCGGGAACCACGAGGTACGCCTCCAGCGGTACCTCTTGAACCAGGCGAAGGAGGTTTTCGGAATCGCCCGGGCTGAAGAAGCCGGGAACTCCGTCCTCGACCTCGCCTACCTACTCCGGCTCGAAGAGCTTGGAGTCGAGCTCGTAACTTCGGACCTGGGGACTTACCCCCACCCGATGATCGAGCTCGCGCCGCGCCTTGTCGCTACCCACGGCGACGTCGCTCGGCGCAAGAGCGGCACTTCGCCGCATGCAGCAATGGAGCACCTCGAAGCCGGGGTTATCCACGGCCACACCCACCGGGCGGCAATCGTCAGCCGAACGGTTCATACCCTGAAGGGCTCTTACACCCTCCAGGGCGCGGAGATCGGCTGCCTCTGCAAGCCGAACGGCCTCGGATACACCTCGAGCCGCTCGACCGATTGGCAGCAGGGCTTCGCAACGGTCGCCGTCTGGCCCGATGGCCATTACCAGATCGACCTCGCTTCCTACCAGAACGGGGTCCTAGTCTGGCGCGGCGAGCGCTGGCAGTAAGAAGCGAGCCTCCGGCGCGGCCGTCATCCCCCTAATCAGTATCGGGGGGATGGCGGCTGCATACCTTGAACCTCGAGAACTAGCCCAAGGGACGACCTATACCGACACCTTGGCTGTGACCGATTCGAACGGCGATCCGATCGATTACTCGGAGGACTACTCGGCTCTTCTCCAGATCCGAGCCGGAACCGTTGATTCGGGGGCGCCGGTCCTTCTCGAGCTTGTAGATGGAGACGGCGTCTATCTAGCCGACGGGATTTCGATCGAGATCTCGGCCGAACAGACGCAGGCGACCGTTTCCGCTACCGGCGCTTCGAGGCTTTGGGCCGAGCTAGATCTAAGGAACACCTCGACCGGGGACGTGACTTCCTTTCGCTGGCCTCTGATCGTTCTTCGAGAGTACGCCAGAGAGGAGAGCTAATGGCCACCTCTAGAGCGAACGATCGGCACCTGGTAATCCAGACCGAGGAGGTCGTAAAGGTAGCCCAGAGAAATGTCGGGGAGAAGGGCGATCCCGGAATCGGTATCCCCGGCGAAGACGCCCAAAGCTGGAACCCGACCGGAGCTTGGAGCAGCTCGAAGAGCTATTCCGAACTCGACGTGGTCGTCCATACAACGGCTACCGGGGGCAACGGTTCGGCCTATATCTGCCTTCAGGCGAACTCGAATAAGGCGCCTTCGGCTAACCCGCTTTTCTGGAGCCTCATCGTTCAGTCGGTCGAGGGACCTCAAGGGCCCGGAGGCGACAACACAACGACCGCCGTCCAGGTTGGAATCTGGAGAGGAGCTTGGGCCTCCGGCCTTTCCTACCAGAAGAACGCGCTCGTTCGCTACGAAGGCTCCACTTATATCTGCGAAACCGCCCATACTTCGAACAGCGGAAATAACCCCGGGGTAGCCGGGGATAAATGGACTCTTTTTACTCAGCGGGGAGCAGTAGGAGCGACCGGATCCGCGGGGCCAGCCGGCCCAGCCGGGCCAACAGGAGCCCAAGGCCCGGCAGCGGCTACCAGCCTTTCTCTCGGCCCCTGGGTAGAGACAAGAGTTCTCGGCTGGGTAAATAGCACCGGGCGAACGCTTTCTATTTTTCAAGAGACCGAGACCGGCGACGGGACATTGGTCTGGAGAAAGCGAAACGGCGTCCTCGTCTACCCGGGGACTGGCGGGACGATTTCTCTTAGCCCTGGGGACCTCTTCGAGGTTCGCGTGGAGAACATCACGAGCGATCGCTACTACCTCTCCTACCGAGTAAATGGGTAACCATGTCATCGCTAGCGATTGCCCACGACCAGGTCCCCTTAACCGAAGCGGCTCGCGATAACGCCTGGGAAACAGTAACGAGGAATATTGGGGGCCCAACCGGGAGCGATCCCAGGATTAGCGCTTGGCCAGCCCTAGGGGCCCAGTTCGGCCTCTGGGACCTAAATCTATATATCGGCAATCAATCTCTAGCAACGACTAGCCTCGTACGACGCCTGCCGATCAAACACGAAGGCCAGCTTCTTTTCTGCTCGAGGAAGTATCTAGAAACGACCGGATCTCTGGGAACCATTGACGGGGAGCCGGTCTTTGCTCAGCAGTCCTCCTCTTCTCCTGCCTACTCTCGAGTCTTTCCGCTAGTCATAGCTCGAAAGGCGACAAAGGGCTGGGACCATCTAAGCGACGAGAGCTCTTTTGGAGACGCGGATACCGACTCGGCCGAGCCGACCGCTGGGCTTATCTCTTGGGAAGGAAGCCTCTATATCGCTCTCCTCCATCGCTCAAAGACCGGGGGGACAACAGGCAGCGGGGCCCCCGAAATGACCTCTCCGAAGCTAAAGATCTTTCGGCACACTTCCGGCACTACTTGGGAGGACATGACCCCGACCGGACTTCCTACCCTCTCCGACCATCTCGCCTTTAGAGGCGGGGATTTTTGCATCCTAGACGGCTCGCTCTATTTCTTTTGGGACGAGATTTACGGCTCTTCCTCGAGCTCAACTACGACCCGCCTTGTCGCCTCTCGACTAGAGACCGAGGGCTGGAGCAGAAAAACGAGCGTAAATATCGCAAGCTCCCCTCTTAGGGGAATATCCAATAACGGCTCGAAGGCTTGGTTTTGGAGAGGATCTTCGGGACCATTTAGCGGCTACTTTCCGGTTTATACCCCGACCTTGGGCTTTTCGAATAGCCAGAGCACCTTCGTAACCGTCGGATCGTCTTTCGGAAAAGCATTCCTTCGCCAGATTGACGGGACCGGATGTCTAGTCGGAACCACTTCGAGCCCGACTAGCAGCTACTCGATTATCCGAAACACCAGCGGGACCACTTGGACCACGACAACCGAGGGCCTTCCGCTCCCCAATATGAATCTCGCCGGCTGGCAGCACTACGAGGGCAAGGAGTACGTTCTCGTTTTCGGTCAGGGCCCGGGCATGACTTCAACCGAACGCGGGCTCTGGCTTTTCAGGAAAGACGGGACTTCTTGGACCGAGCTCGGTGGAGGCTCTGCTCGCCTTCTTCCGAACTTCGAAGGGACTTTTCCGGGCTGGGACGCCGAGCTCCAGATCGTGGATGGGAAGGCGTACGTTCTCCACCGAGAAGCGTGGAACTCGACCGGCTTGGCTGGATTCGTCGTTAATAGCGTTCGCGTTTAGGGCTGGAACCACTCGATCGGGGGATCGCGCAGCTCTTCTTCCTCTTCGCTCTCTCTAGCCCAGGGGCCCGGCCGACTTGGCCCGGGTAGCTTTGGAAGCGGAGCGGTTCGACAGCGCCCGGCGATCTGATCAACCGGGGCAACGAAGCGAGCGTAGAAAGTAAGCCGAGCTGGAATCGCGGTCTCGTCCCAGAGGTCGCCGAGCATACCTTCGGCTTCGAAGACTTCATCGTCGAAAGCCCAATCGATCTCGGCCGAGATACCGATCGTCTTTATCGGGCCCTCGAAGCCAGGTAGGAGCTCCTTAAACCGATTAACGATCAGCCCGGCCGCCCCTTCTACCAGCGCGTTGATCAGCTCGGCTCCGTCGGCGGTCTTGGGATCGATTCGGCTTTGGCTTGAAGCCGGAAGAGCGAAAAAGAGATCGAAGACCTCGAACGGCCGAGCTGGATCATCTAGCGGGCCCTCGTCGAGAAGGACGGAACAGGGGAGCTTGGACTGCGATCGGACTACTAGGCGCTTAAGGAGGGTTTCGCGTTCATGAACTGGGTCGATCTCCATTTATCGACCCTGCCACGGGCTCGGGATCGCGCGCCGCCCTTCTATCTAGCGGAAAAGATGGCGCAGCCAAATAGACCTCGGGCAGCCTTGGACAGTGAGAGTTCCGGCAGACCTAGAAAAGCTCCTCGTTCCGATTGATTCCCTCCGAGAGCGAGAAGGCAATCCGCGGCAAGGAAACCTCGAGGCCATTAAGGAGAGCCTTCGAGTAAATGGCCAATACCGGCCAGTAGTAGCCAATAAAAGAACGAGCGAGATTCTCGCCGGGAACCACACTTACAAGGCCGCTCGAGATCTTGGCTGGGAAGAGATCGCCGCGACCTGGGTAGATGCAGACGAAGACCAGGCCGCCCGAATAGTGCTTATCGATAACCGGGCTAACGATCTAGCCGAGTACGACGACCAGGCTCTCTGGAACATGCTTAGCGAGCTAGACGATCTCGAAGGAACCGGCTACGACGAGACCGCTCTTACTCACCTTCTACAAGAGCTCGGCGAAGACGCAGTAGTTCCCGGGAACACCGATCCGGACGAGGTCCCAGAAACCCCGGATCCGGATAACACCAGAACCGAGCCCGGGGACGTCTGGCTTCTTGGCCCCCATCGCTTGATCTGTGGAGACAGTACCGACCAGGCGGTAATCGATCAGCTCATGGACGGAAGCTCAGCGAACCTCCTCCTAACCGACCCGCCCTACGGGGTCAATTACTCAAAGAAGGCGAACACGGTCAGCGATACAGACCATCGAGACATCGCTAACGACAATCTTTCCGGAGAAGGGCTTCGGCTATTCCTGCAGGACGCCCTCTCTGCCGCGGCCTCGGCTATTCCAGCCGGAGCTCCCTTCTATTGCTTTCTCCCAGATGCTGGGCGAGTCGAATTCGAACTGGCCCTCCAGGGATCGAATATGTCCGTTCGGCAGACCTTGATCTGGGTCAAACAGACGATGGTTCTCGGGCAGCAGGACTACCAATCCCAGCACGAACCGATTTTCTATGGCTGGAAAGAAGGAGCAGCCCATACCTGGTACGGGGGATTCGACAAGAAGACACTTATCGAGAAGCTGGCCGACCCGACCGCCCTCTCGAAGGACGAGCTTCTAGCGACTCTTCTCCAGATCAAGGAAGCGATCCAAACAACGGCGATAGAGCACGACCGGCCAAGTAAGAGCGGCCTTCACCCGACGACAAAGCCGGTGGGCCTCTTGGAAAAGCTAATCCACAATTCGTCGAAATATGGGGATATCGTCCTCGACATTTTCGGAGGCTCTGGAAGTACGCTTATCGCCGCCCAGCGAACCGGCCGCCGCGGGTATCTCGTCGAGCTCGACCCCGGCTACTGCGACGTGATCGTCCAGCGCTGGGAAGACTTCACCGGCGACAAGGCGGAGAAAGCCTAGGGCGCCACCATGGGGCGCTCGTCCAAGCTAACCGCTCAGCGGCAGGATCAAATCGTAAGCCTGATCCAGGCCGGGAATTACTCTTCGCAGGCTGCCCAGGCGGCCGGGATCAGCGAGAGGACTTTCTTCCGCTGGATGCAGCTCGGGCTCGAGGCTTCGGAGAAGTGCGAGGCCTGGGAGGAAGCGATCGAGGCTTGGGAAGAACTCAGCGACGCCGAGAGGAAGATCGAGGAGGAGCTTCGGCCTCGGGAGGAGGACCAGCCAAGCGAAAGCGAGATCCTTTTCTTTCAGTTCTGGCAGGCAGTAAAAAAGGCCGAAGCGGAGGCCGAGGCGGCGGCCGTTCTCCATATCAAGAAGGCGGCGCAGTCTTCATGGCAGGCGGCGGCTTGGTATCTCGAGCGGAAGCATAAGGACCGCTGGAGCCGACAGGATCGCGTCACCCACGAGGGCGGGGTTAGTCATAGCCATACGCACGAGCTCCTGCCTCAGACCCCCGAGCAGATAGAGGAGGGCCAGAGGCGCTTAGCTGAAGCGCGGGCCCTTCAGAGCGGCTCTCAGGCCCCGGAATCGACTTCGGGAGAAGGCTCTCTTACCCCTATTTCCTCGGCCGGCCAGGAGATCATCGAAGCCGAGGTAGTCGAGGCCGAGGAGGAGGAATGAGCTTCCAAAGTACGGGGGAGTTTTTTCCCGTTCGAGCCGATAAGCCCGATCAGGCTTCAGCGGTAGAAGCAGACATCGCGGCCGGATCTCTACCCCCTAAGCGGATCCTTCGGATGGGCCCGGCCGAGCTCGAGCTCCTCAGGAACGACCGTAGCGCTTATCTGGCTTTTGTCGAGGAGGAGAAATCTCTGGTCGAAAATCCGATTTCCGGCTGGGACTACTTCCTTCGGAATTACGCAAGCCACGTTCCGGCCGGCGGCGGGCAGCGCCTCCCTCTTGAGCTTTGGCCAGCCCAGAGAGACCTCCTGGGCCCGGCCCTTAATGAGTACGAGAAGCTCGTAGTCCTCAAGACACGTCGATATGGATTCACGCTTTTGGTGTTGCATTATTTTGCGTGGCTGGCCGCCTACTCCACCGAGGGCCGGAATACCCGGCTCGTCGCTATCTCTAACCGGATGGACAACGCCTCGAAGCTCCTTAGGGACATTAAGGCGATCTTCGCTTACCTCCAGGAGCAGGCCCCCTGGATCGCGATCCCCATCGGGGCCGAATCCAAGGACGCTCGCGGAAGAGCGGGACTCGACTCGGCGAAGGAATTCCAGATCGCCAGCCGCGGCTCTTCGATTGTCGCTCTACCGCCTAACGAGGCCGCTCGCTCGGAAACCGTCTCGACGCTCTTTCTAGACGAGTACGCGCGCTACGAGGGCTCGGCCGATCCGGAGAAAGTCGCGCAGGCAGCGATGCCGACAATCGAGGGCGGCGGCCGACTAATCATTGGATCCAGCTCCGGAGGCCGCCACGGTAAAGGGGCTCACTTCGCCCGGATCTGGGATCAGGCCCAGGAAGGAAAGAACGGCTTCTTCCCCCTCTTTATTCCTAGAAGCGCTCGGCCGGGAAGAGACCAGGCCTGGTTCGAGAAGCAGGTAGCTATCTACGGGCTAGCCACCGCCCAGACCGAGTACCCAGAGACCCCAGAGGAAGCGATGCAGGGAGACCTCTCCGGAGCCGCTTTCTCCCCCGACGGAATGCTCGCGGTCTCAGCTCTCGGCCGGGAATGGAGCAAAGAGAGGAAGGCCGGGAAGCTCGAGCCGAAAGGCGAGACCCAGGATCTCGGGATCGATTGGGGCTTTAGCGGGACCGGCTGGTGTCTTCGCTGGGATCTCGCCCGCTTCCAGATTTACATCGCCCGGGCCGATCAGCTAACGAACCTAGACGCCGAGAGCGCTTCCGATCGAATGATGGCCGAGGCCGGAAAGCTCGGGCCCGCCGTAGATCGGGTCCTCTACGACCCGGGAGGCTCGGGAGCCCAGGCGCATGAGAGCTTTAAGCGGATCTACCGAAAGGCCGTAAGGCAGTCCTACTCGGTCTCTTTCTCCAAGAACAAGAGGAAGAACGTCGAATTCTTGAGAACCCTCGTTCGCCGAACGGCCGAGCAGGCCGACCTCCCGCCCTCGGAGCGCTACGGCGTTCTAGGGATATGCCCCGAAGACGCTTCCCTTCTAATCGATCAGATGAAAGAGGCGAAAGTAGGCAAGGACGGCGGCCTGGAGAAGGGCGAGGACCAGCATACGCTCGACTCGCTAATCGCAGTGGTAAATCTGGTTCGCCGCCAATGGGAGAAGGCTCACCGCGAAGCCGAGTAAGCGAAAGCCTTTCGGGCCCGCACGCTTTCCGCTAGAGGCTCTTTAGGCCAAGAAAAAGCCCGGAGCCAAGCCGGGCAGATTCTCGCCTCCTCTTTCTTGGGCTTCTAGAAATCGATTTCGTCGATCTCTTCGAACAGCTCGGCCACCTCCTCATCGGTAAGGCCGTCCCGGTAGAAGAAGCCCATCCCTTCGGTGCTTCTCTCCTGGTAGTACTTTTCGATTACCTCTTCGGTCGGCTCCATGAGCTCGGCGATCAGATTGTCGATGTCTTCCGGCGTTTTGCCTACGAAGCCTTCGTAGCGAGCGGGAAGGAGGATCGTGAAAGCTTCGCCCTTTCCGTCATCCAGAGAGACTCGAAGCAGCGACGACTGATCTAGAGGAACGGCTCCCGTTTCGACCAGCTCTCCGGAATGCAGGAACCAGGCCTTAAGAGCATTCGTGACCAGCTCTACGACCGACTCTTTGCTGGCCGGATCCACGAAGATGTCCGGAGACAAGAAAAGGCCCTGGGCCTGGTCTATTCCGAAATCGCCGAGATCCTTAAGAACTGCGCTCTTCGACTCTGCAAACATAAAACGACCTTCTTTCCGGGCCCTTTGGCCCTTCGATTGATTGATGCCCGAAAAGTAGGTCGGCCGAAAGGCCATACCGGAAAGCTTTCGCAAGGCTTGTCGCCTTCGCGCCATTAGGGCCCGGCCGGTAACCAGGCTTACGCTCGGCGCGGCCAGAGGGGGCGGCCATAGTTTCGAGCTAATGGCGATCGTCGAACGGAGTATCGGCTGGGTAAATAACCAGCTCCTAGGGAGAAACACCTGGCACAGCTGGGCCCCGCCGGGCGTCGTAGCTCGCTGGGAATTCGCCGAGCATTACGAGCGCCTAGCTTCCGACGATAAGGCTTACTGGAGAGAGCGGGCCGAGGGAATCGGCGGATCGACTCCCCAGTATCTAACGATCCCGATCGCTCAGAGAATCTGCCGAACCTCAGCGAACCTCCTCTTCGGAGAGTCTCCCCGAATCACCGTTGAAAGCGAGGAAGACCAGGCCCGCCTCCAGGAGCTTGTCGAGCTTAACCGGCTTTACTCGAAGCTAAAGCGAGCAGCGGAAGGGGCTTCCTGCGTCGGCGGTATCTACGGCTTGGCCTATGTAGATACGCGCACCCCTCGAGGACAGAAGGGAGCGCTAATTCGCTTTATCTCCGAGCGCCGAGCCGTTCCGGTCTTCGCTAACGATGACGAGCTGGTCCAGGTAACTTTCGTCTCCGAATTCTCCGAGGAGGGAAGCGCTATCTCGAGCGAGGTATGGCGCCTTCTCGAAAGGCACGAGCCCGGCCGGATCGTTAGCGAGCTTTACCGAGGAACCAGGACCGAACTCGGAAAGCAGGTAAGCCTCGACTCTATTCCCCAGACGGCCGGCCTGGCCCCCGAGCTTTCAACCGGCCTCGAGGGCCTCGATACGGTCTATATCCCGAATCACCTCGGAGCCAATTCCCCTCTAGGGATTTCCGATCTCTCCGGAATAGAGGATCTTCTCCTGGCCACTAACGAGGCTCTAACCATGGCCCAGGACGACGCCAGGGCTTCGGCCGCGACCATCTTCGCTCGACAGGACCTCCTAACCGAGGGCGGCAATCTGGCCGAGGGAACTCGCGTCGTCCCGGTAACTCTCGAGGAGGGCGGCGATGATGACAAGCCGCTGCTCGAGGTCATTCAGCCCCAGGTAAGGGCCGAGACCTTTGCCAAGTACCAGGACTTTTTGATCGATCTAACCCTCCAGGCGGCCGGCTTTGCTCCGCAGAGCCTCGGCCGGAACGTTTCCGGAGGAGCTGAATCGGGAACCGCTCGGCGCCTAATGATGCATCACACCCTCGTCGAACACGCTGGTAAGGCCATGCTCTGGGAGGACTCACTTCGCCACCTCCTAGACGCCGCCCGCCGCCTTGACTCGCTCAGCTACCAGGGCAAGCCGGCCGCCTCTTGGAGCGACCTAGAGGCCCCGATTACCGTCTCTCTGGCCGATGGCATGCCCGAAGACCTTCGAGAGATCGCGACTTCGGTTAGGGATCTGCGCTCGGCCGGAGCGATCTCGATCGACGAAGCGGTACGCCGGGTAATGGGCGATTCGGAAGAGGACGCCATCCAGGCCGAAATCGACCGAATCAAGGAAGAGCAGGGCGAAGTCGTTCGCGAGGCCGCCAGCCAGGCCAGCGCCGAGGCCCCCGATACCGCTTCGATCTTGGCCGATCTCGGCTTCTAGATCTCCAAGCTGAAAACAGCGTGCGCGGATCTGGCCCGTTCTAGGTTCATTTCATGAAGACCGCCGAAGTAAAGACCTTTCTTTCCGACGATTTCGGAATGGCCAGCGTTCCGGCTAATCAGGCAGTAGGAGACACGCTCCGCGAGATAACTCGGCGCGGCCCGGTTGAGCCCTACCAGCTCAAGCAGGCTCTCCGGCAAATAGAGACGGTCTTTATTGAGGCCAGCGCCCCGGCCGTTAGAGATGAAGCGATCCAATGGCTCAGAGATAACGATCTCCTAATAGACCGCTAGACAAGACTTCCCCTCCCCAATAAGTAGGGGTTTCACCGAAGAGCCCGGCCAAAGAGCCGGGCTTCTTCGTTCTAGCGGGGCGGACGAATCTCTTTATCGGGCCAGCGCTTCTGGGCTTCCTCGATCACTTCGACCGGAGAGCCTCCCGAATCGACGATTTCGTCTTCGCTATCTCCGACCAGCCAGAGGGCCCCCTGGCAGGAGTAATCGGCTCTTCCTCCATCTCTAAGGGGAAGCCAGCTTTCCTGGATTAAGAGCATCGGGGTGCCGGCCGGGACAAAGCACTCCAAGAACTCGAAAGCCGTCGGCCGGAAATCTTCATCTACAAAAGCTTCGGTCAGCTTTCCTCCTCCGGCCGGAACCTTCTCTTCCCAGTAGATCTCCAGAGGATCGGGCTCGTTCCACCATTCATAAAAAGGCCGGAAGCCGTCGAGCTCAGGAGGGGAGAAAATCCGAAACAGGCCTTCCTGCCATTCGGCATCGCCGCCCAGAGCCCAGCAGGCCCCCGCTTCGTGGAACTTCTCAGGCTCAAAAACTGGGAACCAATTCGTCGTCCATTGATCCATAAGCTGGCCGCCCATATCCCCCTCCTTCCTTTCGCTTTTCCCTAAGCCGGGAAAGGATAGACCGAAAGATCGGCGCACCCCCTCGCCGAAAGAGCACCGTAAAGGCAGCTCCCCGCGAGCGTTATCGCGGGTTCCGGGAATTAGCCCTCCGGCGGGAATCGCCCCCCGTTAATCAAGGCGAAACAAGAGGCTAAAGAAATAGGACCACCATGTCTGAAGAAACGAACACCAATACCGAAGCTCCGGCTAGCGACGCTGCGCCCGAAGCTACCCCGGCTCCCGAGGCAGTAGCCAAGGAGACCGACCCCTCGACCCATACCGTCCCGGTATCAGCCCTCCAGAAGGAGAGAGAGAAGGCCTCGGCCAAGATCTCCGACCTGGAGAACAGGCTGGCCGAGATCCAGGCAGCCGAGGAAGAGCGGAAGCGCGCCGAACTCGACGAGGTCGAGCGGGCCCGCCTCGAGGCTCAGGAGGCCAAGGCCCAGGCCGAAGCTCTCCAGAACCAGCTCGTCCAGGAGCAGAGGAAGCAGGTCGCCCTCGCGGCCGCCTCTACCGCTGGCTACCGAGACCCCTCGGACGCTCTGCGCTACGTCGATCTCTCCGGAGACCTTGACGCCGAAGAGATCTCCGAGGCCGTAGCCAAGGTTCTCTCCGAGCGGGAATACCTCAAGGCCGAAGCCCCCAAGGGCCCGGCCCAGACGACCAGCGTCGGAGACGGCCAGAACACCGAGACGCCGGCCGATGGCTCGACCGCGGTCGCCAGCGTCCTCGGAGACGCGATGAAGATTCTCGGGCGCTAGCTCAAGAACTGGAAAGGCCATAACCCAAGAAGGGCCCCTCTAGACCAAGAGGGGCCCTTCTTTCTTCGGCAGGCCGGAAATAGCCGAGCAACTTAGGGCTATGGCTATTCCACAGAACATCTCAACGCCTGAAGACGGCGGAGCCGTGGTCCGAGTATCCGATCTGGAGCTCGTGGCCCCGTCCGTTCTTCACGAGGTAGGCGCAATCAACCTCGCACGCAGTACTGGCGGGCTCGTAAGGGCCGGCCTTCAGTCCTACTCCTTCCCGAAGATCACCGGGGAAGTGGAGGCAAGCGCAGTACCTGAGCAGGGCGAGTATGCCCTCCAGGGGGTCGATTTCGACTCCGAATCGGTATCGCTCGTCAAGCTCGGCCTCGGCCTGGCCTGGACGGACGAATTCCTTCGCTCGGTAAAGAGCGTTTCGGGCGTCGAGCAGGAGATCCAGGCCAAGGTCGATCGGGCCTTTGGTAAGGCCTGGGACTCGAACATCCTCGGCCTGGAGAACGGCTCGCCGATCTCCTCTGCTTTCGAGTTCGATTTCGCTTCGTCGGTAACCGACGAGGTCGAGCTCGAGGACAGCGGCGACGGAATCCGCAAGGCCGTCTCCGAAGCGATGGGCCAGGTCTATGAAGAGACCGGACTCGCCGCGAACGGGATTCTCCTCCCGGCCGATGCCCCGCAGGCCCTCAGGGACGCGCGGGTAACCTCGACCGAGGCAGGCGGAGTCACCACCACGAACGCGCCCCTCTACGCCGCGAGCGCCGATCCCCTTTACGGGCTCAGCTCCGCGGTCTCGCATAACCTGGCTCGCCTCGGCGACCAGGAGGCAGGCTCGACGACGATGATCGTTGGCGCCTTCGAGACCCTCCGGGTCCTGGTCCATGCTGACCTCGAATCGGAGACTAGCCGCGTAGCGGCGATGAACGGCGTCAGCGGATTCGAGACCGATCAGGTCTTCGTCAAGTTCCGCAGCTACGGGAACGTCTATTCGACCGACCCGCGCGCCTTCCGCCGGATCGTGATCCCCTCGGGCTCGTGATCAAAGCGAAGCGCAGCAACTGAAAGAGGCCCCTTCGGGGGCCTTTTTCTTTGCCATTCCGGGGCCGGAGAAGCCCTGAGAGCTATCCCGAGGGCAGGTAACGGTGATTCTCTCGACTTACTATCGGCGCGGCTCTTAGAGGGCCTCCTACTTTCGGGGAGATGGAGGAGTACTCGCCTACCTACGCTACGCCGGAGAGCGTCGATTCTCACCTCGGAAACGCGGCCGGGACCTGCACCGAGGAAGAGATTCGACTCGCCGAGCTCGATACCGATAACGCCCTCGTAGCAGTCTCGTCCTTTCAAGAGGAAACCGGGCTGAAGCTCGATCCGGCTTCTCTGACAAACAAGGCGAGGACCCTTCTCGCTCGAGCAATTGCCGAGCAGATTCGCTACCGCCGCCTACTGGGACCGAACGCCGAGGAATTCTTGGCCGTTCGGGAATACCGCGAAGCGACCGGGGAAGGCTTTTCCAGGAAGGGCCGTCGGCCGAAGTACTCAGACG